ATTTGAATTAACTCTTTCCGATGGAAAGAAGATACCGATGCGTTTTTGTACGTGGAGTCTTAAAAGATTCTGTCAATTACAAGGCATTGGGCCTTCTGAAATAGGAGAGGCTTTAAGTGGACAAGCTTCTTTAGATGCTATTATAAACTTACTGAAGGCTGCTGCTGAATATCCATTATACTCACAAGGTATAACACCAAGTTTTACTGATATTGAAGTGTGTGATTGGGTAGACGATATGGGAGGAATGGGAAGTACAAAGTTCCAAGATGTAATGAAAGCACTGACAGATAGTTTAAATAGTGGAATAGAAACTGCCCAAACAAAGTCAAGTAAAAAGGATGGAGTAAAAAAAAATTAGAGTGGATTGACATAGAGAAATATACAATGGGGGAGTGCAAAGTGCTTCCCCATTTGTTTTGGGAGATGACGATGGCTGAGTTAGATTTTATTTGGTATGGCTATAGACACGAGGAAGAGCAAAAATGGATTAGAACTAGGTGGCAGACAACAATGTTGATAAATATTCAACTACCAAAAGGGAAGAAGGTTAAACCTAATGAGCTTATTGAATTAGACTGCGATACTCGTAACTTTGTGAAGCCTAGAGTGATGGATGAAAATGAATTAAAGGCTGTGCTTAAAAAATATGGACATATATAAACTTATAAGATAATGGCAGAAGAGAATATAGTAATTAAGATTAAGGCAGACATTGGTATAACCAAAGAAGTAATTGAAAAAATTACAAAAGCCTTAGAGGGTATGGGTAAAACTGCAACAATCGTTAGCGGTAATGTTAAAATTACTAACAAAAATTTAGAAGATACAAATAAGATTTTAGGTCAAGTTGCTCAAACTGCTAAAAAAACAACGGCTGCTATTGATGCAACTGGGAACTCTGTAAAAAAATCTAACCAGCAATTTATGAGTCTTGCCCTAGTTATTCAAGATTTACCTTATGGATTTAGAGGTATACAGAATAACTTACCAGCATTATTAGGTGGCCTTGCTAGTGTTGGTGGTGCTGCTTATTTAGCATTTTCTGCTATTATTGCAGGCTTAACTTTTTGGGATGAACATAATAGAAAAGTTGCAGCATCTACAAAAAAATTAAAAGAAGAACAGACTAGTTTAAATGATGAAATATTAAATAGTAAACAAAATGCTTTACAACAAGGATATTTATTAAATAAATATATAGACATTGCTAGAAATGCTACATTGAGTGATAGCACTAGAAATGAAGCACTTAAACAAGCGAATACACTATATGGTGAACATAATCAAAAGTTAACATTAGCAAATATAAATACTAAGGCTGTTAAAGAAAGTGTAGATGGCTATATTCAAAGCCTTATACAAATGGCTGTTGCTCAAAAATATTCAGGACAAGTTGCTGACAATATTATTAAAGGTGACAAAATAAAAGCAAAACTTGATGATAAAAATTTATTAAGACAGAAATTAACAGCAGAAGTAAGAGGTAAGCAGAATAATGAATCAAGGGATTTATTAGATGTTTATGAAGATTTAAGGGGTGTTAATAAAGAGATTTATGACTTAGAAATAGATCAAGGTAAAAATATTTTAGAATTAACTAATTTAACAAACAGATATTCAGATTCTTTAATAAAAGCTACTGAACTTGGGGCCAAATTTGGAAAAGTGGAAGATACAAAAACATCAAAAGGCCCAAAACAAAAAGTATCAAAGTATGAAGAAGATTTAGCTAAATCAACATTTAATTTCTATAAAGATAATTTATATCAAGCTGAATATTATTTTAATCAATTAAATGATATTGAAAAGTTAAATGCATTAAAAGAGGCTGTTATTAATAAAGCCTCAAATGATGAATTAACAAAAATAGAACAAACTTACGCACAAAATTCTATAAACTTTCATAAACAAATTGAAGATAAAAAGTTTGCTATTAGGCAAGATAGTATAAAAAGGCAAGAGTATTTAACGGAACAAGACCAAAAGGCAAAAAAGAAAGTATTAGATACAGACTTCCAAAATGAAATGGATGCTATACAAAATAAATTATCTGCACAATTAAAGGGTAATAGAAGAGAACCATTACAACAACAACAAAATTATAAAGAAGCAATTATTGGTTATTTGTTAATGTCTATGGAAGCTGGTAAAACGGCTGAACAGATAGAAAAATTACAAGATAAAATAAATAGTCTAAATGCTTCAGCAGAAGGAACAGCTGCTGCATTTTCACCAATAGCAGATATATTAAATAATTTAGCCACTAATACTTTAGTTGAATTTGGTACACAAATAGGAAACTTAATAAGTGGTGGAGAATTTTCATTAGATGGATTTTTAAGTATGATTGCAAGTGCATTAATACAAATAGGTACCCATTTAGTTATGGTTTCGAAATTGTTTTTAGCAGTTAAGGCATTATTTGCAAGCAATGGAGTTTTAGCTCCTTTTGCAATACCAATAGGATTAGCTGCAATCGCTGCTGGAGTTGCCCTTAATAATTCACTTTCTAAAAAACAAAACGTTAAAGCTTTTGCTAATGGTGGTATTGTTAGTGGCCCTACAATGGGATTAATAGGAGAATATCCTGGTGCTAAATCAAACCCTGAGGTTGTTGCCCCATTAGATAAATTAAAAGATATGTTAGGTAGTAATGGTGGTGGACAATTTATACTTAAAGGCCAAGATTTAGTATTGGCTATGAATAGAAGCGAGTCATCATTAAAACTTAGAAGAGGATAATGGCATACGGACAAAAATACGCAGTAACATTTGCTACAAGAGCAAATAAGAATGTTCTACTAAAGATATGGCAAGATGGCTATAGCGGGGCTATTATAAACCTACAAGGGGTAGGGGTGAACCTTGAGTATATTCCTAATTCAGACGATCCGTATGAGCCTATATTTGCTTCACAATTAGGCATATCTATAGACTTTACAGATAATTTATCTGATATTATAAACTTTACTAATATAGACGATAGGTATAACTATGTAGAAATGTTTGTTAATAATGTTATCCAATGGGTAGGATTTATAATTAATGATAATGTTCAATTCTCTTATTCTACAGGTAGAAAGATAGCTACATTTAATGCTACTGATGGATTAGGAATGTTAAAAGATATACCATTTGTATTACCAGCTGGTAATTTAGGGGTAAATGACGTAAGCTCATTACTTACTATACTAAGAATTTGCTTTGACCTTATAGATTTTAAGGATAAGAGAAACACAGTTACTATGTGTTCTTATTTTGCTAATGGAATGTCTGATAGAGCTGTAAACTCTTGGAGAGACCCATTTGTTCAAACCTTTATGTGTTATAGGAATTTCTTAAAAGATGAATATACATATACTAATTGCTTAGATATTATAACAAATATTGCTAAGTCTTTTGGCTGTAGAGTATTTCAAGCTAATGCTAAATGGTGGATTGTTGCAGTAAATGAATTTGCTGAAACTAATGCTTATTATACAGAATACAATACAAGTGGAGCAGTAGTAAATAATGGAGATGGCAATTTAATAAATACTTCATCTACAATACAACCTTATTTAACAAACACATCAGGATTATACTTTATTGATAATAGCCAATTAAAGATTCTTAAAAAAGGGTTCTATAAGATTATAGCAGAAGGTAATGTAGAGATGGCTGACAATTATATTCCTAACGGAAACCTATTAGATAATGATACGATAGAAGCCGAATATTGGACTAGAGGCTCAACAGGAAGTGCAACCTGCTTATTATTGGAAAACACAATTTTAGATTATTATTACTTTCAATTAGAAGCACCAACAGGAACAGCAGAAGTTTTCTTAAACACTTCTTCTAATGCTTATGTAACAACAGGAGATGCCTTAGAATTAAATATAAAAATAGGCGCCAATACAAGTGCTTCAGTAATAGGATTTATAGACATATCTATTAATACTGGTTCTACTATTTATTATTTAAACAATAATAAAGAATGGCAAACTACATCAACATCTTTTTCAGTCTTTAATCCTAAAACAAGTGGGCCTGCACAAGACTTTATATTAGATTTAAAAACTGCAATATTCCCTGCAAATGGTCAATTAAGTTTTAAATACAGAATATCAGCAGGTATCCCTTTTACTACTCTTACCAACTTTGTGTTAAAGATTAAATCAATCGTATCTGCATATAAACTAACAGGCACATTAGTAGAAAATGAGCAATATACTAACACAATATCATTGCCTTATGGGTCTAGTGGTTCACAATCTTTATATCCATCCAATAAAGGGGCATTACTATATACTAATAATGCTGTACTAGGAGGATATTCTGTTGCTGCAGGATGGTATAGATATGGCCAAGACCCTGCTGGAGAATTTTTTACTATCTCTGAATTAATAGTACAACAATACATTAATACTTACGGACAAAATATTATTAATTTAGATGCTTCAGTAAGTAGTTTTTATACTGCAAATACTACATACCGAATACTTAATGCAGCTAAGCTTATTTTTGCAACAGATACAGATCCTGCATCAATAAATGTTAGTGCAAAATCATATATGTTAGGTAATGCTACAATAGACTTTCCTAGTGACCAAACTAATTTAACATTATTGCAGATAAGTAATACCGAAATAGTATGCACAAGAGTAAATACATATTCACCTCAAACATCAACTTTTTAATATGGCATCAGTAATTAACGGAACCAATATAGTTTTATACTATTTTAACCCAGCAACAAGTATTGCTGTACCTTTTGGTGCTGCAAGTAACTGCTCTTTTGAAACTAACGTAGACCAAGTAGAAGTAACTAGCCAAACATCTGCTTATTTTAGAGAATTTAAAAACGATATAATTACTTGGTCAGTTAACTGCGATGGGTTTGTTTCACTTAGTGACAACTATAACTACGCATATTTATTACAATTAGTATTAGATAGAACTCCAATTACAATTAAGTTTTCTATAGATAACGACAACGGAACTGGTAGTGGTTTACTAGGATATACTATTCTTACAGGACAAGCTAACATAACTAGCCTATCATTAAGTGGCCCATTAGAAAATTCATCTACTTATAGTGTATCTTTACAAGGCACAGGAGGTTATTCAATAGATGGTGTAGAGGTTACACAAGAAGGTATAAACATAAGTAGTCAAATCGTAAAGATGTATGACTATACTGGAACTGCAGGACAAACAACTGTAACATTCTCTGGTGCTATTGGGTTTACTTGTTTTAGTGTAACAAGAGGTGGTGTAGAAGTACAAGACATCAACCCTGTAACTGTAGATGCAAATGATGTATCATTTAACTCTACTACAGGTATTTTAACATTTGGATCAGCTTTAGTGGCTGGTGAACATATAAGAGCATTATTCAAATAATATGGGACAATTAGTACTAGCAAACATATTAGCAGGTTCAGGTAATGTACTTGCAGGAGGTGATAATAGTGGTAATGTAACCAAAGTTACTATAGGTAGTGGTTTAACACTTACAAGTGGTGTTTTAGCTTCTACTGGTGGTGGTGGTTCAGGAACAGTTACATCTGTAGCTATGACTGTGCCAACTGGTTTATCTATTTCAGGTTCACCTATAACAACTACTGGTACATTAGCTTTAACTTTTGCAACTGGTTATTCAATCCCTACAACAGCTAAGCAAACGAATTGGGATGACTCTTATACTTTTGTAAGTGCATTTCCTAGTCAAGCCACCAATGCTGGTAAATTTTTAACTACCAATGGTTCTGCATTAAGTTGGGCTGCAATAACAGCTTCTGTGACAAGTGTATTTGGAAGGTCAGGAGCTGTTGTAGCTGTTAGTGGTGACTACGATACTGATAAAGTTACTGAAGGCACTAGCAACTTATACTATACTAACGCAAGAGCAAGAGCAGCTTTTAGTGCCAATACAGGCTCAGCATTGACCTATAGTTCTGCTAATGGTAGATATACCTTAGTTGCAGCAGCTACTGGTATATCAGGTTATATAACAGGTGCTGATTATGACTATTGGAATGCTAAACAAGCATCTTTAGGTACAGGTACTGTTTCTCAGTTTTTAAGAGGAGATTTAGCTTGGGCTGCACCTCCAGCTCCTGCTTTGGATGAACTAACAGATGTAGTTATTACAACTCCTTCCAATGGCCAGTTATTACGTTACCAAACAGGTAATTGGATTAACTTTACTCCAACTTATGTAGCTGCAGGATTCTTTTCGGCTACTGCTCCATTATCTTATAATAGCACAACTGGAGTATTTACTATTGCTCAAGCTACGACTTCTACAAATGGTTATTTAAGCAGTACTGATTGGAACACATTCAATGGCAAGCAAAATCAAATTAATGGAACTGGCTTTGTTAAAGCAACTGGTACAACAATAAGCTACGATAATAGTACCTATTTAACAACAAGTACTGCTGCAACAACTTATTTAGCTTTAACTGGGGGCACATTGACTGGCACCCTAACAAGTACTGGTTTCTTTGAGTCTTCAGATAAACGTCTTAAAACGCAATTAGAGGCGAATTACGGCCCTCAAAATGTAGGTGATATACAAGCCTACCTTTACATAAAAGATGGCAAGGAAGAGGTAGGATATTACGCACAAGAGGTATCTGAGGTTATCCCTAGTGCTGTGGTCGAGGGGAAGGATGGTTTTTTATCTGTAGCTTACAATCAGGTACTAGTCGCTAAGATACAATACCTAGAAAACAAATTAAACCAATTAATAAATGAGTTGGGCAGGAATAGCAAGTAACCAATGTATAAGTTGGAACAATCTTAAAGATGCTGTAGATACTGGGGTATTTATGGGAGCTGAAGCTGCTGTACCTCCAGGCTCTAAACAAGTTACTCGTGCAGAAGCTGAACAATACGCTGTTATTAACGCAATCACATCTAAGGCATCAAATCAGTTGCCTGTAAAATCTAACCTAGTTGCTAAGACTGGGGTTTTTAAGTGGAACATCTCTGATAACGGAGATACTAATATAAATGCTTGTTCTTTATTTCTTGATGTGACTACTATAGCTTGGACTAATACTGCAACTCCTGTTGCTGGAACAACGTTTTACGCTGATTATAATTTTAGTGCAATATTCCCTATGAGTGGGTATGCTGGCTTATTCTTACACTATAGAGTTTTTGGAAATACTGGAGCTGGATTTAAGGCAAGATTCAACTTGTCTACATCGACTATAAACAATGCTCCTGTAGCTTGTTAGGTATTCTCTAAGAATTGATTAAATTTGTAAAAATTATAAAGAATGTCCTGCATAAGCACCAATGCTGATTTTAGACCAGCTCAATACAATATATCTATTTGGAAAACTAATACTTGGAGTCAGATATTCCTTTTGACTGCTAATACTGTGCCTATTGACTTAAGTACAGCAGCTGTAGAAATTGAGATTAGAAAGACAATTACTTCTTCTACTGTCGAACTTACTTTAACAGAAGGTGGTGGTGGCATTACAGTAGGTGGTCAGAATAACAATATGATTACCATTAACAAAGACATCAACTTAGCAGCTGGTAACTATGTGTATGATATGGCTGTTAAATTTTCTAATACCAATATAAAAACATATATCTGGGGTAACTTTATTGTTTATCAAGATATTACAAATATATAATGAGCACAGAAATAACAATTACAAGTACTACGATTGACATTAATGTTACCGAGTCACCAATAACAATAGAGGCCCCTTCAGGAGCCTATCCGTTACCTACAAGTGTTTATAGTGTGTTTGGTAGAACAGGTAATGTTGTTGCTGCCGAAGGAGATTATACCTTAACTCAATTAGCAGGTGTTACTATTACTAGTCCAGTTAGTGGACAAGCCTTAGTGTATAATGGTACATCTTGGGTAAACAATACGGAAACTTATGTAGGTACTGTTACAAGTGTTGCTGCCCTTACGTTAGGAACTACAGGGACTGATTTAACATCAACTGTTGCAAATAGTACAACTACTCCTGTAATAACGTTAAACGTTCCTACTGCAAGTGCTAGTAATCGTGGGGCCTTAAGCTCTGCTGATTGGTCTACTTTTAATGCTAAACAAGTTGCCTTAAATGGTACTGGTTTTGTAAAGATTGCTGGAACTACAATTAGTTATGATAACTCAACTTATTATCTAGCTTCTAACCCAACTGCTTATATTCCTTTAACAGCTTTAAGCTCTACAGCTACAGGCTTAACCTATACGAATACTACTGGTGTTTTTAGCATAACTGGTGGATATGGCATACCTACAACAGCTAAACAAACAACCTGGGATACAGCTTATAATGATTCTATTATTAGTGCATCAGTAACAGGGGTTACTACAAAAACATTAACTTTAAATCAGCAAGACGGTGGTACTATTGTTACTACTTGGACTGACTATGATACTGCTCCTGTTACTTCGGTATTTGGTAGAACTGGTGCTGTGGTAGCAGTTAATGGCGACTATACTACTAGCCTTGTAACTGAAGGCACTAACTTATACTATACTCAAGCAAGGTTCGATACTGCTTTCGCTGCCAAATCAACAACTGATTTAGCAGAAGGAGCAAACCTTTACTATACAGATGTTAGAGCTAGA